ATATACCAGTTCGTATGCTGGTAACACCGTTAACGTGCAAGCATAACGATTAGTTTCAGCTTGCCAATGTTTAGGTGGATCTAAATCTTCAGAACCTATATAAACGTTGGCGGTGATGAAATTTTTTAATGCTGCTGTAACTGTAGAAATATTACTCGCCATTAATCGTAGTCCGATCTGATGATAAGTTCCCAACGAGTTATATCGTCGTCTATAACTGCTAACACATAAGCTTTTTTATCGTAAGATGTGATCTGATCGCAATTGATAATAGGATTCACATATACGTCGATACGCTTAGATGTTTTAGTGTTACCAAAATAGGCGATCGTTCCTTCTAGAAATTTATTAATTTCAGGAACTCTACCTAAAATCACACGGTAATCATTTTTGGTTACTGTTATACCAGCCCCTACTTGAGAAAAAGTAAGCCCTACTTGACGATCAGACACCCTACTTATATAAGGATGGCTAACGTGTAAATCGTTATACGACGAAGAGATCGCTCCATCGATGCTTGTTATAGTCTCAATGCGAAATAAAATGGCTGATAATCGCTGAGGTACACCTAATCGAGCTTCGATTTTGCCAGCAATAGTGTCTTCGTATTTAGATAGACGTTCAATTAAAGTCATTATCCAAATCCCTTGTTGATTTCACGATTGAGTCTATCAGCAATGCGATCGCTTAACGCGTTCTCTGTACGGCCTATAAGGTCCATTCTGGCAAAAACATATTGACCATAAGGTACGTCGTTATAAAGCTCTACAGAGCCTCGTGACACCCTCTGGGACCATCCTTGTTGTAGTCTACCAGTGTCTACTGGTGTCATACCTTTGTAGATTGACAATTGCTCTCTGCCAGCTTCGTGTAGCACTTTATTCACTAGCGATCGCATCTTTTTACTAGGACTACCTTCAAATAACGGTCCTGTAGCAGAGATAACAATTGTCATAATCTTACGCCGATCTGAAAGATGTTTGCGCGATCATATTTTGATACTTATTGTGTACGGCTTGTATACCAACAGCCGTTTCCAAATCTTTAACCAAACTGAAAGCTAAAAGATTGAGATGGCGAAGCTTTTTAGCGTGATCCAATTTGATGCCCCTCATATCGGTAACCATTAAATCGTCTTGTTCCTCAAAGTTTGAGTACATACGATTTTCTATGTTATTCAAACGGGCAATAATACCATTCACTCTAGAAGCTTGAGCTTCGTTGGCATCTACTAAATTCAGTTGGTTAGTCAAAGTTTTGAGGTAGGTTTCGTCTAACTCTACGTTGGTAGGAACACCTAAATAAAACCTTACGCTGTTACGATTAACGGCCATAGTATAATCTCAAAATTAGGTATAGGGGAAGTCTCTAAGAAACTCCCCCTAGAACAACCGAACTCTATTGAGTGATCGCATTCAATACGGCTACCGCAGCCCGACGCTCAACCACCAATTGAGGTTTGACAACGATCGCAAACTGAACGGCATCAGGATTAGTACGAGCAAGCTCAACCATCTTGAAGTTTACACCTTCAGCAGGCTCTTCATCGCCAAACGCATTCAACGATTCGACGTAAGAGTATAGAGCGATCTCTGACTCATCGACGAAATACAAAGTGTTAGCGGGGCAATAGGGGTCCATAAAGATAGGACGACCTTCAAAGGAAAGACCAGTGTAACCAACATCAGCTACACCACCACCAACCGCAGTAAGTTCGCTAGAAGCTTGGAAAAGCTCTTTGTACTTAGTAGCGATCGCAGGAGTAGTGTAAATGGCGGTATAGTTGCTGTTAACACCGAGGGTAGCTCCACCGATGATTTCTTCACTCATCTTGAACAGAAGAGCTTGAGTCAAAGCTCGGTTACTACCGTGAGTGTTAACGTAGTTAGACCACTTGGAATAGGTAGCAGGGTTGATGCTGGCATAACTATCAGTAGACAGACCAGAGGTTACAGCAGTATGCAATTGATTCAAACCAACCATACCAGCACTGGCAGCAAGGCCGTTACCAGTATAAATAGAGGTCGCTACTTGACGAAGAAGGGCTCTCATACCAGTACGACCAGCATAAGCTAGAAGATTGGCAAGAGCACCTTCACCGTTAGCTGCGGCTTCAGCCATTTTGGTAGTTTGAACCGTGAACGTATGACGAAAACGGCTAGTACCAATAGCAAGAGTCGCAGGAACGACAGCACCTTCGGTAGAATCGGTAGTAGCAGCGCTAGTAACGGTTTCACCCGACACTGCCGCACCACCCACATCGGCGTTCCACTTTACAGCGGTTTGTGCGATCGAACGTTTTTGAAGACGTGAAAGCATCGGATACAAGTCATTGCCTTGCACGTCAGCGATCCGAGGTTGAATAGCGAGGTTAAGAACACCCGCCGAGTAATTGAAAGCTGTCATTGTTTTTGTCCTTGATTAGGTTAAGATTACTTAGTTCGCAAAGATTCCACTAATAGCTGGTCCAGTGATTTGGGTTTTTCAACTTTAGGTTGTACATTCCCACTCGTAGACCCATTACCTTGGACCGTTGATGCAGGAGGTACAAATACTGCTCCATCATCTGAAGACAAAAATTCGTCGATAACTTTTGTCAACGGTTGAGCTACATCACCGTTCTTCACATACCACTTGCTGTCTTCCTCAACAATTTTGTCTCCGTATACACCCAGAAGATGTTTACGAAGAATGTCGGGTGCTTTGATTTCACGCTTGCCCAATGTAGCCATAAGTGCGTTTTCTCGCTTAAGCGCGATCGCACTTTGTTTTTCAGCTTCACGTTCGTTCTTTAGCGCTTCTAACTCTTGTTGAAGTACAGAAAGTTGCATAGACTCGGGATTAGTCGTAGTCTCTTTTGTAGACGGTTGTTGAAGTTCAGAAAAACGACGATCGTTTTCTTTGTTCATCTTGACCACTACACCGTTGATAGAGGCATTCATTTGTTCTACCAAAGAAGTCTTTGTAGACTCAACAACCTCGTTAATCAACTGAATAATTTCTTCACGTTCCATCGGTTTACACTCTCTATAATGTTTATAGGACTTTTTCTTTTTTGTTAGGGAAAAGAAACAAACCCTCACTGGTAGTTTAACGTCATACCACAGGACTCGACATCAGAATCTCTTGTTGAATAGTAGATCTCATATCAGCGGTCGCTGTTTTATTCAACGAAAGAGAAATACGTTCGTAAAAAAACCGTAAAGCAGTTGGTGACAGATTATCAGCAATAGGGATGATAGAGTTAGCGATCGCTACGTCAGTTTCTAAATCGTCCGTATCAAATTGGTTTAATCCACTTACAGAAACCTGAGACACGGCTTGGCGATCGCCTAACGCTTCAGCTACTTTTGTTAAAATGTTTTGGTAGAATTTTGTGATCAAACTTCCGTAGGAAATAAGGAATAACTCAAAGTCAGAAGCGTCCATTTTTTTAGATGCCGCCGCTCTTACCAATGCCGATCTAGAAGTATCACCTGCTGCTATACAAACAAGATTGTTGATCTGAGTCTCGATCGCTTCTAACAGTTTCATATTGGTAGCGATCGATGTACCTTCAATTTCTTCAAACTTGAAAGAGTTGGCTGTGATTACGTGTTGGTTATCAGACTTTACTTCATCCACTACTACAGAATAATCATCATCTTTTCTTTCAATAGGTGTTAGTACTCGTTGTACATAACCAGATGACAAAGCCGTATCAGTGAGGGAATTTTCAACGTTTAGAAATTGCTTTAATTTAAGATAAGCATTGCCAGCAGCATATTGTTCGTCAGAGATATGCAGTTTGACTACAGGAACCGAACTGAACCCGTGTGCGATTTCTGAATACAAAGGAATTTCTACATCATCAGTAAAAGGTATAATCTTACTGGTTCTAGGATCGTATAGATGCTTTATTTGACCATCTTTTAGAATGACAAAGGCTTTGTACTCAACGATCTTTTCAGCGTCGATAAATCGCCATATTGCTTCTGTGTAAGTTTCACCAAAAGGTGTTGATACCTGATTCAGTACCAGAAATTTGTACCAGCCCTCTCCACTGTTTAATAGTTCAGTAGGCTTATAAGTAACCAAGAACGCCTTGTTGAGCCCTAGAGATACCTCCTGAGCCCTATTCAAAGGAGTCACCTCAACTTTGGGTTTGTCAATCTGTACGATCGCTGTCTGATTTAACAGCAGGTCTTTTAGTACATTAGACAAAAACGTTTTCTCGTCGTTACCTTTAACGTCGATATTCTCACGAAAGGATTGCCAAGATTCTATAAACGAATTGGATAAATTACTAACCAGTATATCACCAGTTGAAAAACGTCCTAAAACTTTTGAAATAACGTGCGATAAAATATTAGTATAGACAAAGCGCTTAAGTCGCAATTGGTATAGTTCAAGATCCTCATCTAATCTTTTTAGGAGAAATCTATCTTTTTGAGCTTCTATATAACGTCCGCCTTTGAATAGAGTCTCAATCTCTTCTAAAAACGATTTGCGATCGTTATAGTCAGGATCTTTACTCTGTAATTGCTTTATGGTCAAAACTTCAGGATAAATCATATAAAGTCCTAAACCGGATCTTCGTCGTCGTTTTTGATTAAATACGAATGCGGTAACAGTTCTGGATGATCCATAGCTAACTTACCACAACCGTATAAAAAGGCGTCAATTCTGTGGTCCTGCTGTTCAGGTGCTATATTCTCAGTTATATTACCCAAAAGGTCTGTATGCCTATGGTAAGATTCAATTTCGTCCCAAAAAGCTTGTTCTGATCGGTTGATTAAAATACGATCGCACTTAAAGGAAGCGTTTAATATCTCAGCTCTCTCTTTAGGACTAGGTTTATTACGACGAACTAATATGGTTTGCTTCAGTCCGCCTTGCCTAAACGTTTTTACAAGATCAGCACGATCATCAGGGATAAAAATACGTTTTACATCTCTAAGACAATGGTGCTGTAGCGATGTAGCAATATTTAATAGATCGTCTGACGTATAGGGGCCGTTATTAGGGTTATAGAAGGTTTTATATATTCTGAAAATGCGATCGTCTCCAATACCAAAAAGAACCATAGCAGCGTTAGTAGTGCCAGGGTCCACTCCAATATAGAAAAGATTGGAATCCTCTAACGATAGATCGCAAAAATGCTTGTCTTTGTTAGCCTCAGTACAAATCTTTCCAGCAAAATCTTCAAAGTTGGCGAGAAATTCTTGTTTGAATAATCTTTCAGGTAATGTAAGTCTAGCACGTTCGATTTCAGAGCGATTAATAAAAGGATTGTCCGATGTGTGCTTTGAAAAAAAAGTCCAGTCGTCTAAAGTTTTTGTTCGTAAGTATAACTGATATAGCGTGTTACGATTTTTACCTTTAGGAGTACCAGTAAGAGTGGCACTTGATCCAGGTGTATCCGCCATTGCTGGCATAAGTGTAGCATCGATCGCTTCTATACTTTGAAAATCTTGAACTTCATCACAAAGCAATTTGTATATTTTTAGACCTCGAAGTGCATCGCCTCCGTCATTGAAACCTCGAATTAAAATATCAGGTTTGCCATCAATAGAAATACGATAATCAGAACGATCTATTTTAACTCCCGGTTTTCCATCTAGAAGGCTGCACAACGGCTTAAAGAAAATTTGTCTACCTTGCTTAAGAGTGGGCGTTACTAAGGCTACAACGGGCTGTGAGATAGGACTGATGCTTTTATCGTAGGCTAGTGAAGCAGCGATCGCTTCAGCAATGGCAACATACGATTTGCCGAATCTTCGTCCACTACAAACAACACGAAAACGCGAGGGACAAAAAAAGATGTCCCGTTGGGCTTTGTGTAGCTTGATGTCTAGTTGAGCCATAGTTTAGCGATCGTTTTTGACCAATCGATTTTTCAAAAAAACAACGAAAATGACAAATGCTCTTTCATTTTGAACGCAGAAATCGCTGAAACCATTGATATACGGTGGGGGGTCCGGTCAAATTGACCTAATCGATTGTCCAAAATGAAAAAAAACAACCTTAAAAATACGATCAATCATCGATTTCTTGATCTCTTTCCTCGGTAGATCCAATGTTTAGAGTGAACGTAATATCGTCATCATTCTGTAAACGAGGTAGAAAGCGATCTAATACCCGCTCTGATGGTAGTACTTGCTCTTTTTCTTCAAAAATGATCGCACCATTGCCATCAGTGCGCGTTTTCGTTTTATAAACTTCGCCACGTAATAATCGCAAAACGTATAATTTAGCAAGATCTTCACACTCTTTTAACTGATCAAGCGCTTGTTCTGCCCTAAGCTTTACACGATCGCTTTTGGCGCTATCTATATCGTTTTTTAATTCAGGATGCGATCTTTGCCAATTATACAATGTCGCTAAACTGATACCAAGACCTTTTACAGCATCGCTATCGTTACCACCCGATTTGTAAATAGATACGATAGCGTCGTGGGTGGTTTTATTATATCGATTTCGTAATGCGGACATTGGAACACCTTTATTTTTAACGATCTAGTTTTATATACTCTAATTACGTTCGGTGTAAAAAAATGGCGATCGCTCTTATAGAACGTACAAAAGCGATCGCTAGATCACGCGAGAGAGGAAAAAACACCACTTCTTCTGATTATATAGGTTTGGCAACCTTTTTGAGACAACTAATCGATTATTTACGATTCGACTAATAGTACGTTGACCCACATTAAGCTCTCAGTCCATTCAGAATCGATTTTAAGACGGGTTAATAGATGTATTGGTATATTCTATCGTTAATTTGTTCTAGAGCCTTCTAGAGGCTTTATAGACGACTTTTTTATTTTTTATATTTATAGGAATCTTATTGATCGCGATCGTTCTTTTTATATTATATGATTTTTATTATTTATATACATCGACCCTCTTTTCATAGATGCCGTGTGTGCGTCTGCTATCGGTCTTTAATTATTGATCTGAATATCTGATCATCAATCTGTCCCGAAAAGGCCGAGGATGTTTTGTCTTATCTATTAAAGGTGCGGCCTTTTCGGGACAAAACTCTAAAAGCATTGATATATAAGGAATAGAGAGCGATCAACGCGACGGCATCTATGA